CTGACGAATGATAGATGTACCTGCACGGGCATAACCACCAATAAGGTGGATAAGACCTAGGCCATAAGCTCCAAAGCCGGGCACGTAGGTGTACTGGACAAAATGCTGGCGCTTGAGTTTGTGTTTATCATCTTCTTCCCAATTACGACGGATAGAGAGAATCTCCGTTGTACCGCGCTCTAGGGTAATGACGTAAGGCAAAGCAATGCCGTCTTCATCTTCATAACCGGGCAGGTCGTAATCTACGTGGATCTCATAGATCTGGTAGCGGTCGTCGTCCGTAATGCTGTAGCCTTGATCCTCAGCCTTCTTCTTCTCCACGTCTGTGTAGAACTGAAGAGGTTCACCAAGTTCTTTATCCAAATAGAACCCAGAGACTTGAAGTTTCTTAATATCATTCTTAGTCTTACGCATGATGTGCGTAACACGCTCAGAGGTCATGGCGCTAGAAGCGCCGTAGGGGATAATGACATCCTCAGCAGGAATGAACATCGCAGCCTGCCGTCCCATCGTGGGATCGTAGTAGACCTTTTTAAAAGCTGCGCCTGCCAGACCTAAAGAATACAGAAGGCGTTCATGCTCAGGACGATACTCCGGCATTCCCTCTGTCAATCTGTAGTTCATGTCCTCCCTGACACGCTCCGCAGCTTCTTCTTTAAGTTTATCAATTGCACCAATGATTTCCGTTTTGACAGGGCCTTGTGCCGGGAAAGTCTCAATAATCGTCTCACTTTGAAACCTGACCGCCGCTTCAGTAAGTACCGTAGAAAAAACTCCACAGGCTCCAAGCCAAGGTTCTGTTCGTTCTTCATATTTCATTCCTAAAACATCAAGACCTTTGACGTACATCTCAACCCAGTCTTTACGGGAGTTGATGTCGGTGTCTACCATTCCAATCAGATCGCTGGCAATCTTTTGAAGTTCACTCTCATCTATGTACTCGGCAAGATTGTCTGAAAAATCTTCGTCCTCAGTTTCTGGCATGAGGTCAACCTCTACACCATCAACGCCAATTGTTAAACCTTCGGGATTGACAATCTCAATCTCCATTACCGGGGCATCTTCCACCTCTAAGGCATCTAAACCTAATGGAGCGGGATTTAATGATTTTTCAATACTCATATTGTTCCTTAGTAGTACTCTACTTTTCTGCGGGTGTAAAAAGGTTCATCTTCTTCATCAGAATCGATGGAGATAAAACCTCCCAAGCGAAACCGCATCAGAGCCTGACTGCTTGAGTCAACAAGGTCATCGTGGTCTCCATTTGGGAAAGAAGCCAGCTCATCCATGACTTCTTCAGCCCATCGGGTATCAGGACACCACACCATGCCAGATTCAAACAAGGCAGAGATTGCGTTTACACGCGATATCTTATCGTTTCCTTTGCCCGGCGTATACTCCGCGACCGGAATTCCCATCTTTCTCATCTCGTAGATGAGCGGAGCACCTGCGGCTCTCTTCTCAACAATCAAAGTGTCGGGTTCATATTCCTTGTACATCTCTAAAGCTTTACGTTTTAGATCAGGGAACTCCATACGTTCCTTAAGAGCGTCAAGAAGAATGATGTTTGCCTTCAGATTGCCGTTTTTATCGGGATGTTGGAACACACCCCATGTGGTACAGGCTGAATAGTCTGCGCGGTTGTTCTTTTCAAACGCAGTATCCCAAGATTGAATGATGTATTCGCACTCTGGGGGTCGTTTTTCCTCCCAAATCATCCAATGTTCGCGCTTAATGATCGCGCCTTCCTCGGATGTGGGGTTCTGTTGGTACTGCGCTTCCCATTTAGCGACTGGAAGCTCGGCTTTCAGGGCTTCTAGGGCTGTTTTAGACCAGAATCCGGGCCACAAAGGGTTCCCGTTGGGCATAATCGCGGGAAAATCAATGACTTCCCACTGATCTACGCCATCTTTGTCGGAGTTTTTAAGAATCTGACCGGTCAAATCCCTCTTAGACCACCTCGTCATCACAATAATAATTGCACCCCCGGGTTGCAATCGCTGACGAGGGCCGGAAGTGAACCATTCATACACCCCATCAAACACGGCAGGGTTGGCTTGTTTAGCTTCCTGCTCAGAATGGGGGTCGTCAATGATTAAAAGATCGGCTCCTTTACCTGTGACAGCACCCCCAACGCCAATAGCGAAATAATCACCACCCATGTGAGTATTCCAGCGACCTGCGGCTTTTGAATCGCTCGATAGCTTAGTCTGAAAAACCTTCTGATACGGCTCTGATGAAACAAGATTCCTAACCTTTCGTCCAAAACCTGTCGCAAGCTCTGCGGTGTGTGCAGTCTGAATGATCTTCTTCTGAGGAAACTTCCCCAGAAACCACGCAGGCAACAGGAAAGAAGCAAACTCAGACTTGGTATGCCGGGGAGGCATGTTGATGATCAGACGCTTAAGTTCCCCGTTGGCTACCCGCTCAAAAGCATCAGACATGATCTTGTGGTGGGAGCCTGAAATAAAGATAGGCCACATCTGCGTCACGAAGTACAGGAATGATTCCTTACTGCGTTCTATTTTATCCATCTCCAGCAAAGCCTGAATCTTTGCACGGTTCTCAGGAGAAGCCTTGGGAACCATCTCCAAGTACTTCTTAATCTCTGAGTGGGTAAGTAAGCTCATAGACGTGCTACAGCCTTTACCGAGGTATCCACCAGCTTGATAGCATGGAACTTATAAGGCTTGGTCACAATGTGTCCGTCGGTCTTTAACCGGTGGACAATCCTGTGGATGTTTGACTTAGATTTCAATCCAATACCCTTAGCTATAACTTCATAAGACGGAGATACACCATGCAACCTGATGTATGCACGGATGAACTCTAATACTAACTGCCTACGTTTGCTCATTCTTTAAGTTTAAACGCAAACACGAACGTTCGCAATACCTTTTCTAAAAATATATATACCCCCGGGGTCTTGGATTTGGAAAGACAAGGGGGGGGCTTTCCTGTGGAATGTATTTGGGGGAGTGGAATAGAGCGTATACGCGGGAGGGGTGTCGGCTCGCCACAAGTGGGGGTCGGGGGCGGGTGGGTCACGCCCACGCCCATGTTTAAACGTCCCGCTCCTGCTCTACTGGTATCGTTGCGTGTAAACGCTTTGCGTCTACGTCTAGCACTGATGCCTTGCCTTGCTCTAGTAACTTAATGTGCCCTGCGAGTTCACGCTTCAATTGATCTGCGGTGATCACTGCCTTGTCTTGTACCTCTGTCGGTGCAAACAGTCCTGACGCTTTGCCCATCAGTTCCAGTGCTTTTAATTTAGTACCCTCTTGCTTGGCATTCTTGCTTAGTGCAAGCAACCCTTTCAACACATATCTTTTAGAAGCTGAAAGGTCTTCACTCAGGTGTTCTGCTGTCTCTTCCCATGCTTCTTCTAGTATGTGTTTAATCCTCGGGTCTTTCATTAGCTTGTTAGCTGATGCGCTAATACTTGCATCTGATCCTGTGTCATTACCATAGGCATCTCTGTATGCTTGCCGTAGTGATTTCCCCTGTATCACCCCTGTAGTGAACAGTGCTTGCCGAGGGCTTATAGGTTTAGGTCTCTGTATGTCTGATCCCTTATGTAGTCCATCCTTTCTTAGTCTTGGTCTCTCTGCGAGATGGGCTAGCTGTTCCGCTTCGCTAAGGGCTTCTAGGTCTACATCCTCGCCCCAGTTCTCCTCCTCCGCCATTGCCTGATCCAGTTCCGCCTTGTACTCAGCCTTGCTTGTCTTGCTCATGTTTAAACGCTCCATATTAGTACGCACTTACCAACTTTGCCCCGCACCAACGCAGGGAAACACACTGTTCGTATTATGCACAGTTTATCCACACCCTGTGCATAAGTCAAAAGTTATCCACAGGAAGTTATCCACAACTTATCCACACCCCCCGAGTTATCCACAGCTTATACATATGTTATACATTTCTTATACAGTGCATAAAAACAACACCATGAATTGAGTACCTTGGTACTACTGAATACCTCAAATGTAAGTGCGAACTGTATAAACATACATGGCTCTAGAACGCATCAGAACGCTCTCAGTGCGTTTTAAATTCTTTTGGCTACTACCCCCCTACCACCCCCAAAAAAAACGATCCTGAGCCGTTCTGAGCGTTTTTTAATACTTTTGGAAAAGTATTACTTTTTGGACTCTGGCATGGTTCATGCTATGCCCCAAGACCCAGTAAACCTACTAATAAGAGCGACTCGATTCAGCCCATCAAACACCCACAATTTAATAACCCTACAGTTTACTCGGATAAATATTAGGTGTATTGACAGGCACTATCATTCTGTTAAAGTTCAGTTGTCGGTTGATTGTTCTTTAGATGTTTTCCCCGCCAACCGACACAAGGGGATACGTTCTAGGCT